CTGCGAGCCTGTCTGATGGGCGCTTCGATGTGATGGTGGAGGATCGCTGGCACAAGGCGGCGTTCACTTTCACGGGGCCGGTTCGGGTGACGGCTGGCAAGCCGATGCTGGCGGTGGCGGGCGAGCGGTGAAGCTGAACATCAAGCCGCGCATTGCGCATGACCCGCTGCTGCAACGTGAGCTGGGCGAGCACGCCATTCTGGTGAACATGCTCTCGGATGGGCGGCTGGCCGGCACGAACAACGCCACATCGGCGGCGCCGACGAGT